GATGTCTAGCATTGCCAAAGCACTGGGACTCAAAGCCTCGGCCAAAGGCATCATCAGTAGACAAACAGATCGGATGATCACAATGGATCCAGATCAAGCCGCTGGTATCATGCTGGCCCCACAGTACAAACGCAATCAGTTGATGACTGTGGAAAGCATTTACAAAGCCCTGGCAATGGATCCTGACCGTGATGCCAAACTAGCAGACTTCCGTGAGTATATCACACGTGAGGGTGTAAAGGAACCCGAAATGGGTGTGGCAGAAAGTGATGTTAATTTCCTAGCCCGCCTGCGTGACCGCATTGTAAATCGTGGTTATGTTGCCTTGGTAGAAGCAGAACAAGCAGGAGTGGGTGGCCGAGCCAAGGGCATTGAACATCTCGAAGATCTGGTGTTCCGTCGTGGCACACAAGGTATTAGAGATGCACTGGAAATTGTCAGCCATGCTACACAACAACCTAAGACAGTCACAGCCAAGTGGGACGGCAAACCTGCTGTGATATTTGGCCGCAAACCTGCCACAGGTGAATTTGTACTGACAGACGGGTCAGGCTTTGAAGCCAAGGGATATGATGGACTTGCTACCAGTCCACGCATGATGGCAGACATACAAAGTCGGCGCTCGGGTGATAGAACCGAACTTATTAATTTGTATGCTACATTATTCCCTGTACTTGAAGCCTCACTGCCTCCCAACTTCCGTGGCTATGTCAAAGGCGACTTGTTGTACATGTCAACACCTCCTGTGGAAGCAGGCAACTATGTGTTCCGACCCAACACAGTAGAATACCGAATTCCTGTCAAGAGCGCACTGGGACAACGTATTGGTGCCAGTAATATTGGTATTGCCATACACTCAATGTATGCAGATGCAGGCGATGCACGTCAGCCCTTGAGCGGAGTAAAGTTCAATGAGGTTCCAGGTTTGATGTTGGAAAAGCCAGCAAGTCCTCGAGCACTTGAAACTGAAACCAACGCTGAAAAGCAACTGAAACAATTGATTAAAACTCAGGGTCGAGCAATTGATACACTGTTTAATCCCACAGAACTGCGAGCACACAAGATCACAGACCTAGCAAAATTGTGCGTGGATTTTATCAACACCAAAATAGGCGCACCACTCAACGGTGCCACGCTATTGCCTGAGTTTGGGGAATGGCTGCAGACCAAGGTAACACCACAAAAGTTCCGTAACATTGTGGAATACTTGAATAGCCCTACATCTAATACACCTGCGTTAGCAGCCGCATTTAATGCATTTAACTTGTTGCACGATGTTAAAATGCACTTGCTACGCCAAGCAGATACTGAGCACCCGGGGCAAGAAGGTTGGGTCATGGCCACCCCTGTGGGCTATGCAAAAGCAGTAAACAGATTTGATCCCAATGCATTTGCGGCTCAGAATCGCCAGAGAAACAATCCGCAACAGGCGTGATTTTTCCAAACTGACTAAATAAAAGCAGGTCCATAGAGACCACTAACTTAAAGGAAATTTATCATGGCAACATTTACAAAAGTAAACGGTACTACCCAACCAGTCTTTGCACTGGACGTAGCAAACGGTTCCATCCTAGGAACAGCAAACGTAGCAGCTCAAGGTCCAGTTCAGATCCAAGGTCCAAAACTTGACTTCTTCACTTTGACAGCTAACGCCGCGTTGACCAACGCTGGTAACGTGAACGGTTATTTGAACAACGTTTTGACAGCAGTTCAACAACTTGGCACAATTGCAATTTACCAAGCAGGTGCTGCAGCAGGTGTAATCAGTTTGGCTATCTATCCAAGCGGTGCTTACACTACAGCAACATTGGTTACTGCGGCTCAAACAGCCAACGCCACTGGTGGCTTGAACATTGGTATTCCAACTGCCAACGTTTCTAGCACAGCCAGCTTCACTAACCTAGCTTAATAGTTCGGTTTAGTTGACCACACCAACCCTGGAAGTAAAAACTCCAGGGTTTCTTTTTGGCATTAAATACTTACAGAATGAAGATCATGTGCCGTACCCTTTTTGATTGTAGTCTTACTGGTGTGACTGGACACTACAGATCAAGCGAAATTCCTTTTGTGGACCGTGCCGGGCAAACCATACATAATAAACCGGACTGGAACCATTCGCGCAACCAGCAACGCAATTGGGAAACGCTTTTACAAATTATAAGTTTGCGAACACAACCTGCTGATCTCTCTGTGCCTAAGGAAACACACGGGGTATGGGAATTTGAATTTCGAAGCGAAAGTGAAGGCGTATTCGAAATGCACGGGGACTCTGATCCTTTGGCTGGACTCAAACAAGACTGTGAAGGAGTACCCATGATGTTGAATCTTACTGAACAACCCAGTATGAGTCCCACTATTACCACATCAGGAAACAATCAAAATATTTGGTTCATTGCGGTAAATAATGCATTGGAGTAATCATGGCTGACACCACCGACATTGAAAAGAAAAGTCTCGAAGCACACGTTGAATTGTGCGCACAACGTTATACTGCTTTAGAACAACGTATTGACGATGTCAAAGCAGACACCGCAGAATTAAAAACCACCATTCAAGAAGTGCATAGATTAGTACACAAAATTAGTGACAGTCGTAACACACAGTTGATTAGCTGGGGCATAGGAGTTATTGGATTCTTAACAGCCATTATAGGATACTTGGTTACTCACTACGTATTAAAATGACACAAGATCAAAAATTAGATGCCTGGGCCGAACGCGAGATCAAACGCAATATCGATTCCATCATCCTGGATGATGGTACTGGTTCTCTTGTGGTTTTTGGAAAATATCGCATACAACCGCAGGGCACTAGATTCCAAGTCAGTACCTGGGACAAAGCGATTCATTTGTTCAGCACAAAAAAAACAGCCATGAGTTGGTGTACAACAGATCATCAACAGCAGTATAATCTATCCAATCAGATTTTAGTACTGGATCGTAAAAAACAGGCACTAGCGGCAGATATATACTGTCGACAAGCCATTGGCGAGCGCGGACGAACAGAATCATTTTATGAAATCATAAACATGAAACTACAACCCAAAATAGACCAATATAACTCAGTCACAGCCGAACTAGAGAAATGTGTAAATCAGGCTAAATATATGCAAATTAAGGGATTTAATAATGAAACTGCAAGAACTATCAGCTCCAACGCCAAGTAAGGAAATTGCCAAAGTATTCGAAAGTTACTTTGGTAGCCGCATTCGCTTTGACCAATTAACACGTGGGCAAACTCAATCAATGTTGGGCAAGGTACGTGGTATCTTAGGCGAGCACCGCAAGACTTCTGCACGTCACAGCAGCGAACAAGATCCGCGCTATCTGCAATTGGTAATGATGGAACAGGCGTTGACTACTCGTTTGCAAGAAAACGTCATGCCTCCTACACCTGGTGCAGCTCCTGCCGCTGGCGGACAACCTGCTGTTGCTGGTGCAATAGCAAAAGATCCTAAACTGGCAGCTGCATTGAAAAAATCAGCCGCTGGTCAAACATTAAATCCTGAAGAACAAAAATTAGTAGCTGGCGCCGCAATGATGCAAGCTGAAAGCCGATTCCGTAGAATGGCACGTCGTTTAAACGAAAGCGAAGTACAACAAGCACAAGTTGTGTTGGCTGCACAAGACATGGTTGACAAGATGCAAGGCATGTTAGAAGACGTAAGCGAATTACAATTTAAAGAATTGCCAGCCTTGGTTGATTCAATCAAGAACCAAGTTGGTGTGGATCAAGCCGCACAGTTCAACGCAGATGCTACAACTGCTCTAACAGGTTTATTGCAAAATATTCAAGGTGCCAAGCAACAACTTGACGCTGCATTGAATGTGGTAACTGGTGCGGCTCCTGCTGGTGCCGCTGCCGCTGGTGCTATGGGTGCTGACATTGCTGCTGGTGCAGGCGATATGGCTGCCGCTGGTGCCGATATGGCTGCCGCTGGCGACATGGGTGCCGAGATGGGTGCCGATGCAGAATTAGATGCCGCTGCCGCTGACGCTGGTGCTGAACCTCCTGCTGCCGCACTTGGCCGCGCCAAGAGATAATGAAAATATTTGAAGTTGACATGGGCATGGCTCCAGCGCCTGACCCTGAACAACTGGCAGGGTTGGTACAATTCCTTAATGGTCGTGTCAACAATACTAATGCTCGAAAAGAGATTAGCCAGGATGCATTTATCAAACTGGCCAATGACCTAGACATCAATATCACTCCGCAAAATCTAGCCGATGTTGTGAGCCAAGAACCACTCAGCAACTTGTTGGAACCCATGGATCCAAACACAGGCGTATTGATGTTCAAAGGCGCCGGACAACCAGATGTTGCCATGCCGGTGAACAAAGCCCAAGACATTGTGGCAAGTGCTGCCAAATCGGCAATGAACAAAGACCGCGGCGTCTAATCAACTCAGTCAATCAAAGATTGACACAAAACGTTAAATAGTGTATACTCAACTATGGAGAGGCGTATATGAAACTGCGTAAATTAAGAGACAAATTATATCATGCCATCTTCAAACATGATGGTGCTAAAGAAAAAAAAGTTTGGTTCAAGATCCTTAAAAAATCTACCAAACACAAACACACCGAGGACATACGATAATGGCATATTCAGATAAAGTTGTAGATCACTACGAGAATCCACGCAACGTGGGTAAATTTGAAATTGACGATACCGTTGG